CGCCGTGATCGTCTCGGCCATCCCGCACGCCCGCAGCAGCGGCCCGATCGCCGGCGCCGTGCCCGCCGTGCCGCTCCCGGCCAACTCGACCGAGAACTCCACGCCGTTGTAGATCACCGTGGGCAGCTGCTCGCTGTTGCCCAGGTACGGACGGATCAGCGCCCGATCCACCGTCTGCATGTCCATCGGGCGAGCGCGCACATCGCTTACCAGCACCGCGTTCGCCACACCGGTCGGCACCGCATCCGTGCCGTACGTGGTCTCGATCTTCGCCAACACCGCAGTGTTGCGCATCAGCAGTCCGCCAGCCATTTCCTCACTCCTTCACGTTCTGCGCGGCGCCCTCGCCCCGCTCCATCGTTCGCTCCACCAGCCGGCGCCGCCCCGTCTCCGGGTCGATCACATAGCTGCCGCCCTGCCCCGCATGCTCATCCACGGCCGCGCCACCCTGCCGCACCAGACTCGCCGGCAATGGATCGGTGAACTGCTCCGCCGGCGTTTTCTTCCTCGCGCTCACGTCCTCACCTCGCACTCGAACGCCACCCACCCGTACGGGTGCTCCAGCTGCCCGCTCTGCCGAAAGCTGCGCGCCAGGCACTGGCGCACCGGCGCCAGCATCGGCCCCGCCAGCCACGCCTTCACCTGCTCCGCCAAGGCAAACTCCGCATCCTCCAGCGCGCTCGGCATCGCCGCCTCCGCCACCTTCAGCTGCCCCACGATCACCACCCGCAGCAGCCCCAGGTCCGCCTCGCGCCCCCGGTAGTTCGCAAACTCGCTCTCCCCCAGCGCCGCCACCGCCAGAACGCCCGCCTCCAGCTCCTCCCCCGTGCGCTGCGCCAGGGGCACGAAATCCCGACTCACGAAGCGCCCCGGGCACGCCGCCGCCAGGCTCCCCGCCAGCGCATCCAGCGCCGCCTTCAACTCACCGGCCACCGAACACCTCCTCGATCCCCGCCTGCACCGCCTGCCGCATCCACTGCCGCACCCGCGCCTCGCTCGCCTCCATCGCCGGCGCCATGTACGGCCTCGGCTTGATGCCGCGCCGCTGGATCGCAAACGCCACCGCGAAGGCAATGCGGCTCAGCGCCTTGTCGTTCTCCGGCGCGAACTTCGCCCGCACCCACTCCAGCAACCCGTTCGCAATCCCCGGCGGGTGGCTCAACATCGGGCCGATCCCCTCTTCCACGTAGCGCGCGTAGTTCACCCCCGTGCGCGCCTGCCACGCCAACACCCCAGGCGGCAGCGCCTCGGGCACCTTCTCCGCCCGGATCGAATTCACCAGGTTGCTCTGGAACTTCGGCGCCCGCCGCTTCGCCTCCCGCGCCACGTACTGAGCCCCCTGCTCCAGCGCCCCGTCCACATGCCGCGTCATCACCTCCGGAGCCTTGCGAAACGCCTCCATCGCCCGCGCGGTGTCGATCGTGATCCGCACCGTCGCGCTCACGCCGCACCCCGCTCGAACTCGGCCATGAACATCTCCGCCAGCGCCGCCGGCGTGTTCGTGCGCATCTGCCCGCTGAACCCATCGCGCACCGACGCGCTGCGCACCGTGTCCCGCATCGCCAGCTCGCGCATGGCCTCGGCCTGCGCCCGCAGCAGCAGCAGGCTGCGGTCACCCGAGCTCACCGTCGTGTTCGCCGCCACCGCATCCAGCACGTGGCGCGCGTAGTAGAAGAACGTGAACGTCGCCCCCAGCATCGCCACCTGGTGCGCGCTCGGCGCCGGCATCAGCCACAGCTCGCCGTCCATCACCCTCACCTGCGGCAGCCGCCCCGGCCACGTCCGGTCCCACGGATTGCCGCGGTAGCCCGCCCCCCAGTTCGTGCTCTTGTACTGCCACAGGTCCGCCGGCGCCGGGTAGTTCGGCTGGTCGGCCACCAGCGCCAGCGACGCCACCAGCGTCCGCGGCCGGCGCAGCGCCAGCGCATCGGCCGCCTTGTCCAGATGGCGCAGAAAATCCGCATCGTCCGGCGCCGCGAACGCCTTCGCCGCATCCAGCAGCGAGGCCTTCAGGTCGGCCACCAGCGCCGCGCGCGCCATGCTCGCCATTTACGCGCCCTCGCCTTCGGTCGGCGGCTCGGCGGCGCCCTCGGCACCCGGCTCAGCCCGCTTCGACGCGCGCTCGAGCTGCACCTCGGTCAGCTCGGTCAGCAGCGTCTTGCGCGGCCGCGCGGCCTGCTCCTCGCGCTCGATCAGCGCGTCGATCTCCGCATCGCTCAGCGCATCCGCGCCCGCCGCGATCTCGCGCACGCTCCCCGCCAGGATCACCGCCAGCGGGTCCGCCGGTGCCGGCGGCACCACCTCGCCTGCAGGCGCCGGGCGGTGCTCGGGCGACAGCTCGTCATCCTGGAAGTGCCGCGTCTCGCCCGCCGGGATCATCACCCCGGCCACGTACATCGGCGACGCACTCCTGTTTTCCACACTGATCATCGTCCCGTCCTCGAAAAAATCCCCGGCACCGTCACCAGCGCCGGGGCACACCTTCACACAGGGAGAACGCCCTTCATCACGCCGCGCGATCCACGCGGGCGGTCGCGCTGTACAGCACGATGCTCGTCAGGCCCGCCTTCAGCGGCGTCGGCGTGTGCAGCACCACGAACTGATCGCCGTAGGCTTCCTTCTTGCCGGTGAAGCGGCCGTTCGCGTCCTTCTGGTTCTCGAGCTGGCCCATGCTCCACGGCTTCATCATGCGGTAGCGGGTCAGCCCGCGCTCGCCGATCACCACGCGCTGGTCGCCCATCGCCAGGCCCGGCGCAAAGGCCTTGAAGTTCGGCACGCCCTTGATCCTGCCCAGGTTGCCTTCCGCGCTCAGGTCGGTGCCCGGGCGCGCGAAGTTCGCGCCGAAGGTCTCCGCCTGCTCGATCGCCGTCATCACCGTGCCGCTCATCAGGCCCAGGTCGGCGCGGTAGTTGCGCGAATCCTCGATCAGCGCCTTGCGCAGGCCGAAGCGGTACAGGAAATCGTCCCACTTCTGCTTCACCGTCAGGCTGCCCAGATCCGTGTCGAACTTGAACACGTTGGTCGTGTAGCTGTAGCTCACCACGATCGCGTGCGTGTTGGTCGGCGCAATCACCGTGCCGGTTTCATTCACGAAGCGCAGCTCGCCCAGGTTGTAGTCCAGGGTGTAGTAGGTGCCGGCCGTCACGCCCGCCGCCCACTCGTTGATGGTCACGCTGTTCAGCTTCACCACCACCGGGTTCACCGTGTTGCCGATCTGGTTGCCCTGCAGGTCGTACAGCTTGCGCGGGCGCACCACCGGGAAGTTGTCCAGCACGAACACCTTGTTCGTGCCGTTGGCCGTCGCCGTCGCCTCGTTGGTCACCGCCACCGCCGCGTACTCGTCGCTCGCGTTCAGCACCTCGTCGAAGATCATCTTCTCGCTGTCTTCGCCGATGATCCGCACCGCGTTGCGCACGTTCTCCGCCACCATGTCGAAGTCGAGCTGGCCGTTGCCGGTCAGGTAACGCAGCTCGTCCGACACCTCGAACGCCAGCTTCTGCGGGATCGGGTAAGCGGTGTCGCTCACCTGCTTCACGCCCGCACGCGGCACGCCCTGGCCCTCATACACGCGGGTGTTGCTGCGGCCGGCTGCGGCGGTATCGCGGTAGCTGTACGGAATCAGCGCGCTCGCGCTGAAGGGGTAGGTGCCCGAATTCACGAACTGCAGGCCCACCAGGCTGTACAGCGCCTCGCGGATCACCGTCCGCTCGAAGATCGCCGGCACCGCCACGTCGCTCACCACACCATCGCCGCCGGCCAGCATCTTGTGCTCGGCGTGCAGTTGCGGCGCATTCGTGCGGTCGAACTCGGCCAGCACCTTGTCGGCAAGCTCGCGGTTCGGCTCGCCCACCGGCTTGCCCACCACGCGCAGGCGCTTGTCGATCGCCTCCTGCAGCGCCTTCACCTCGTTGGACGAATCCACGCTGATGAAGGGGCGGCCGGCCACGGTAAAGCCCATCGCCGACAACTGGCGGCTCGCCTCCATCTTCGCCGCCAGCGCCGCCTGGCTCTCGGCCAGCGCCTTCACCGCGGCATCCGGGGTGTCGGCGCCGATCAGGCCCGAAAGGCTCGCAGTCAGCTCGCGGCGGGTGTCCTCGCTCAGCGCCTTGCCCGCCTCGGCCAGCACATCACCGAACAGCTTGCGCTTCGCCTCCACGCCCTCCGCCAGCGTCCGCGCAGCCTCCGCCTGCTCGGCCAGCACGCGCGCCACCTCGGCCTTCACCGCAGCCGCATCCAGCCCGCCCGCCACGCTCAGCGTCACGTGCGCCGCCTGCCCGCCGATCTGCTCTGCCAGCGCCTTGCCCTGCCCCTCGAAGCCCTCGCACAGCTTCACCGCCAGAGCCTCGTCCGTCACCGGATCCAGCGCCGCCCCCAGCGCCTTCACCATCTGCTCGATCACGCCCTCCGAGAGCGTCTTCAGGCCGGCGAGATACTCGCGCAGCCGCTTCAGGTACTTCTCTTTCATGTCA